AGACCGCCTTCGAGGCCTTCCGCCGCGTCGAGGCCCTCTTTACCGAGATCGACGACTTCCGCCGCCGCGTGAAGACGATCCATCGAAGCAACGGCTCGGAGGGGATCGAGCTCCTCGACGGGAGTCGGCTTCGCTTTGTGGCCCGTACAAAGGGATCAGGCCGCGGCTTCTCGGCGGACCTCGTCATCCTCGACGAGGCGTACGCCCTCACCAACGACCAGATGAGCGCGCTCATCCCGACTCTTGCGAGTCGGGCTAACCCTCAGATCTGGTACACAAGCTCGCCGCCGCTCACTGGCGATACGGGAGATCAACTCTTTGCACTCCGCAAGCGCGCGAAGAGCGGCGACGAAAACCTTTGTTGGTACGACTGGGGTCTCCAGGACCTCGACCTGACCGAGCTCTCCGAGATGCCGGCTGAGGAGCGAGACGCGATCCTCGACGACCTGGGCAACCAGGCGGCGACCAATCCCGCGGCCGGGATCCGGATCACGGGGGACTTCATCGGCCGCGAGCGGGCGACGCTCGACCCGCTCGACTTCGCCCGCGAACGGCTCGGCGTCTGGCCGCGAAAGATCGAGGCCGGAGCCGGGATCATCGATGGCGACCTCTGGCGCGAGCTCGGCCGCCCCGGCGCCGCACGTCCCGCGGAGCTCGTCTTCGCCGCGGACGTCAACCCTCAGCGCACACATGCGGCGATCCTCGCCGCCGGCCCGGACGACGAAGGCAACATGATGACCCAGGTCATCGACTACCGGCCCGGGACGTACTGGGTCGTCGACCGGCTCGCCGAACTCAAAGAACGCTGGGACCCGATCGCGATCGCGCTCGACGTCAAGAGCCCGATTGGCTCCCTGGTCCTTGACCTCGAAGCCGCCGGCATGACCGCGCCCGAGGACAAAGAGAGGCCCCGCCGCGGCGACCTGGCGATCCCGACCTCCCAGGAGGTCGCCGCCGCCTTCGGGCTCTGGGTCGACACGGTTCGCCAGCGGCGGCTTCGTCACCTCGACGAGGGCCCGCTCAATCTCGCCCTCGCGGGAGCGCTGGTCCGGCCGCTCAGTGGCGGCTCGACCTGGGACCACAAATCGCCGGTCGACGTCGCTCCGCTCCGGGCCTCGACCCTCGCGGTCTGGGCCTACCTGGCTCGCGAGCACCTCGCCCGCGGAGCTAACTACGACCTCATGCAGAGCTTCTACTGACCGTGAGGCCGGGGCGATTCGGCCAAACCGCCCCGGCCTTTCTAGCCGCAGCATAATGCGCGGCATCAGGGCGGCCGGCCCTTTCGTGACCCAGTGCACTGGCCCGTATCTCGCGCATCGCGACCGCCCAACGATCCTAGTCCCGGAAGGGGTGCCCGTGCGCTGGACCCCTATTCGCCGGTCGAAGCGGGACTTCCCGGTTCCGCCGATCCCACCTAACTCGCTGTCGGGTCGCCCTCAGTTCGCCGGCTCGGTCCGGGTCACTCAGGACACGGCGCTTCGGAGCTCGGCTGTCTGGGCCGCCCTGCGGCTCCGCGCCAACCTCGTCTCCTCGATGCCGATCGATTGTTTCCGGAAGGTCGAGCTCGGTACCGCAACTGTGCAAGTCGAGATGCCGGGACCGGCGGTCATATGGACCTCGGGCGGCGTCGAGATCGACCAGGCGGAAGCGGTCTACGCGACCCAGTTCGATCTCGATCGCGCCGGTAACGCGCTCGGCATCATCACGGAAAAGAACGCTCTCGGTATCCCGTCCCGGATCGAGCTCGTCTCCCTCAGCGACTGGGCGATCCGCCCTCGCAGGCCTTCAGCTCAGGTCCCGGAGATGGGTCCGATTGAGTACGTCGTCGCCGGGCAAGTGCTCGACCCGGAGCAGGTCTGGCATGAACGTCAATACGTCGTTCCGGGCCTCGCGGTCGGTCTGTCGCCGATCGCGTACGCGGCCTACTCCGTCGGGGGATTCCTTTCAGCGCAACGGTTTGCGCTCGATTGGTTCGGCAACTCCGCGATGCCCGCGGTCACGCTACAGAACACTGAGCGCGCGATCCCGCCGGAAGTCGCCGAGGAGGCGAAGGCGCGATACCAGCGCTCGACCCAGCCGGGCGGCGTCTTCGTCGTCGGTAACGACTGGGAGCTCAAGCCGATGAACGCGGTCGGCGCCGGGCAGGAATACATCGAGCTGATGAAGTTCGGCGTTCCGGACATCGCCCGATTCTTCGACGTCCCGGCCGACCTCATCGATGGGGCCAACCCTTCGAGCAGCATCACCTACGCCAACATCGTCCAGCGCTTCACTCACCTGTCCGTGGTAAGCGTCGGTCCGGCGGTCACTCGCCGCGAGCGGGCCTGGTCGAAGCTCGTCCCGGGCGACCGCTTCGTCAAGTTCAACCGCGATGCGCTCCTGGCGATGGACCCGAAGACGCGTACGGAGATGTTCGTCCAGCTCGCGATCGCCCGGCTCCGGACGCCCGACGAGCTCCGCGCGCTCGACAACCTGGAGCCCTTGACCGACGCGGACGTCACCGCGATGGAGAAGGTCTGGGGCGGTCCGGCGAAGTCGATCGGAACCCTCATCCCTCCGCCGCCGGCCGAGCCGGACCAGGGCGGCTCAGAGCCGCCCGTCGACAACAGCCCTAAGGGGAAGTGATGGCGATCAACGTACGGACTCGCGAGGAGGCGGCCGGCCTCCGCTCCGCGGGCGTCCGCCAGCGCGCCGACCGTCCTTCCCAGCGGCGGAGCTCGGCCGAGACCGGTGAGGGCGGTCCGCGCACGGCGCACGTCCGCGCGGCGGCGAGGATCAAGCTCCGGGCCGGAGCCGACACGTCGAGCATGCTCGACTTCATCGGTCACGCCAGCGTGACCGAGACGCCGTACGACATGTACGACTGGTATGGGCCGTATACCGAGGTCGTCTCCGCGGGTGCCTTCGATGTGACTCTGGCCCAATCCGACCTCGACGTCCCGCTGGTCCTCGGGCACGACCAGATGCGCCGGATCGCGCGCACGACCAACGACACGCTCCGGCTGTCGATGGACGACGAGGGCCTCCTCGTCGAGGCTGACCTCGACCCGACCGACCTGGACGTCCAGTACATCGCGCCGAAACTGCGCTCCGGGCTCATCGACGAGATGAGCTTCGCCTTCCGGATCACCCGGGGCGTCTGGTCCCCGGACTATACGGAGTACCGGATCGACGAGGTGGAGATCCACCGCGGCGACGTCGCGATCGTCGGCTATGGCGCCAACCCCTACACGGACTCCGGTCTCCGGGCCGACCCGAAGCCGGCGAGCTCCCGGGCTCGCGCGCTTCTGGAGCTGGCGATCGCGCGCTAAACATCGCGTGTAGCGCTTCGACTTGCCAGGGCGCGAGCTCCAGGTGGAGCTCGCCGGCATAGAAGCGTTCGATCCATTCGATCGGGTCCATCCCCCGGACATTACCGGATTACCGGTAATCCCAATCCAGTAATTCCCAAGCCAGGCTCGCCTATGTGCGGGCCTTTTCCGTGCACTCCGCGCGCTCGCGCGGCCCTGGCGCATGTTCCTCGGGGCCCCGACTGACCTGGACGAGACACGGGCGTCAACCAACCCCCTAGCAGAGAGGCAGAGCCGTGACGCTCGCCCAGCTCCTCGCCCGTGCCCAGGAGACGCTCAGCGTCCGCCTGGCCGAGCGCCAGACCGCCCAGGACGCGCTCCTGACCCTCCGGGCGGACGAGAACCTGACCGAAGCCGACGCGGCGACCGCGATCGCGACCCGGGACGCTGCGGACGCCGCAGTCGACCATGCCCGCGCCGAGGTCGTGCGCTTCGAGGCCGAGATCGCCCGGGATGCCGAAATCGCCGAGCTCGCGAAGCGGACTACGCCGACCGGTGCCCGTCCGCCGTCCGCACGGGTCACCTCGGAGCCCGAGGTCTACCGCAAGGGCGGGCAGGAGTCCTACTTCAAGGACCTCGTGCGCTCGCAGGTGCGTGGCGACCGCGGGAGCTTCGAGCGACTGGAGCGCAACGACCGCATGGTCGCGGAGCAGACCCGAGCCCTGACGACCGTCGACGGCGTCGCCGGCGAGATGGTCCCTCCGATCTGGATGGTCCAGGACTACATCGCCCTCGCTCGCGCTGCGCGGGTCTTCGCGGACCAGGTGAATAAGCAGACCCTTCCGGGCGGGACCGACTCGATCTCCATCCCGAAGATCGCCAGCGGTACCGCGGTTGCTGAGCAGACCACTCAGAACACAGCGGTCCAGAACACCGACGCGTCGACCACCTCCGTCACGTCGGCGGTCGCGACCATCGCCGGTCAGCAGGTTCTCTCGGTCCAGCTCATCGAGCAGAGCCCGATCAACATGGATGAGATCCTCCTCCAGGATCTCGCCCTGGACTACGCGACGAAGCTCGATCTCTTCGCGCTCAACAACTCCGGCACGAACAAGGTCGGCGTGCTGAACGTCGGCTCGATCAACGCCGTGACCTACACGGACGCGAGCCCGACCGTCGCCGAGCTCTACCCGAAGATCTCGGACGGCATCCAGCGGATCCACACGAGCCGCTTCCTGCCTCCGGAGAAGGTCTTCATGACTCCGG